GTCATCAGAATAAATCTCAGCCGTTGCTGTCATTGTCCATCCAGCCAACACATCACTCCCTCTGTTTAAAAATGGCTCTGTATTTATATCTCCATCAATATCCATGAAATCCTTAAATCTCCACTGTCTGAATATTGTCTTTATATCGTTGCAAATAGACAAACAATCTGAATGCACCTCATCAATCTGTCGGAAATTGTCTGAGTTGTATTTATCACAGATTGTGATTATCAATTTAACTTCAACAAAATTGTCTCCCATTTTTGCTGGTTGCAATGTGCAACACATTAAACGATAATTCACAGAATCTCCTGAGATAGCATCAAGAAAATCCCCAAAGAAAAAGCTCTCAATTTGTTTGTGCTTTGTTGCTATTTCTTCGAGTTCTGTTTTTAGTTGATTTAATGTTTTGTCCATCTTTTGAGTTTAAATATTTGTTTAATTTCTTAAACTGTTTGTCTGTGATTTTAAATCTCATACTATCCAATTGTTTGGTTTATATCCTGTATGGTCTTTTTTGACATATTCATTCACATTGTCTCCATAGCTTTCTATATATTCAGCAAACATGACTCCATTGTCGTCTTTTAAATAGCCTATTAATCTTTGTTTATAGAATTGTGCATCTTTTTTGAGTTGTTCTCTTAAATGCGTTGTCTGTGAGTCTGAGTTTGATGTGATTGCATCATCAGAAACTCTCCCCACTGTTTTATTGGTTAATTTATCATTTAATAAATACGCACATCTATAATCAACAAAAGCAACAAGGCAAGGAATGACATAATTGTTCATCAAATTGCTGTAATTTGTTGTCCATGAATTTGTTTGCACTCTTGTCAATAAGGCATTATATAATGGAGTCCCCAGAGCTGGTTGAACGTGGATGTCTTGAGTCCTTTTTATTGCCACAGCAAGGAGCTTTGTGTCTGTATTATTGTGAATAATGCCCAGCCGTTTTAAATTTGATACTGATATTAAATAATCCATCTTAATTTATTTTTTTATGACTAATTCTTGAAACCATATATGTCGACAATAAGGAGTTGTCACATTTGTCTTGGGATTGTGATACCAGCCTCCTCTGAATTTCCACACATCTCTTGAGACTCTCCCTGATATTGTGTTTATTTCCTCTCTTGTGTATATCCTCCCTAAGTCAATAAGTTTCTGACAAAATTCTCTTGTCTTTGTTTTAACAGGAGGAGCATCAGGTCTCACTTGATATCTATATCTAACTTCAAATTGTCTGGTCTCAGGGAGCTTGTCAAGAACATACTCTCCAACATCTGTGACCTTTGTTTCAACAATCATCTCCCATCCTTTTAATCTCTCTATTGATTCAGCGATTTCCTTTAAAGGTCTCCCTAATGCTTTTGCAATAGATGAGCCATCCTCTCCTTTTGATAACATTCTTAAAACGCTTTTATCATACTCATTTATCTCTCCTTTTATTTTGCCTATTGATTCAAGAGCAAAATTTTCTCTCTTGACAATCTCATCCTCTGGAGTTTCCCATTCCAAAACATCAGATTTTATCACATTATAATCAGACGCATCAGCTCCAAATTGAGAAAAAACTTTTAATTCAAAGTCATCATCTTGAGAATTGAAATCATGAGAGTGATTGCATCCATCATGAGACAAAGATTCTGGAGTCTCCTCTTTTATATTTACAGGATTAACATCTTTGAGTTTTATTCTGCCAGAATATCCAGAAAGCTCAACCATTTTATTGAGCATCCATTCAAGCCTCCTCTGTCTCATGTCAATATATGAGTTTTTAAATATCTCAAATAATTCCAAAGCCTCAGCAGAATTGAAACTCCCCTCTTGAATTATTCCAAATAATTTGGGAGATGTTATTGAATGAGCCACAAGGATATTCTGTTGCACAGAGTTCTGGAGAATCTCATATCTTTTGTCAAGGTCATTCCCATTCAACTGATGTACTTCTGGAGCTTGGTCTTTGCCATTTGAGAAAGTGATAATTATCTCTCCAGCATCCTCAAGAGCTTGACTTCTGCCTTTTATCATGTCCCTGATTTTGTTCTCCTCCTCAACAGATTCTGGAATCCCTCCTGTCATTGATATCAATGTCCCTGATTTGAATCCATTGTTAAGCTCATACATATGAAATTTTGAAATATCTCCATCTGTTTGTATTGCCGTTACTCCTCCATAATAAGGGGGCTTAGGATAAATCCCTTTCTCTCCCTTATATTTTTTGGATGGCTCTTTATAGTACATGATAAATGTCCCCTGTGGATTTTTCTCATCCAGAGCTTGCATTGTTCTTAAATTTGTCTTTGATTCTGATTGATTCATCACAGACCAATCATCTGACAGATAAAATGTATGCATATCCTCAGAGATTCTCAAGTCATCCATGTTGATGTGCTCCCATCTGACAACTCTTGTCCCCTCTTTGTTCCATGTTCCCTTGACAGCAAATCCTCCAAACAGCTCAAAATCAAAAGCCATTCTCTCAGCAACTTCATTCATGTTAAAGTCTGAGAATATATTATCAATAAATCCCTGTAAATCTCCAGAAACAGCCTCAAGTCCTCCTCCTGAAATATAGAAAGTTTTATTTTTTATGATTCCAGAATGCCATGCACTTGAATTGTATAAATCAATCAATTGAAATGGATAATCATTCTTTTTCCCCCATTTGATGAATCCTGTCCTCCTGTCGAGCTCCTCAACAGGCTTGGCAATATCTTTGCCAAAACTTAAAGACATAATTTTGTTATTCATAGATGTTGTTGCTTATAGTTTGTATATATTCAAAATCTGGAGACTGTGTTTCATACACATACATCCTCCCCTCCTCAACAAGTCCATCACTTAAAGCTGGATTCACATTTGTGCCATTGTCTTGCTGGTATATCTTATAAATATAATATCCATTATATGGCAAAGTTGCATCCACTCCATCCTGAAAGCTGAAAGAGTTGTATCTTGAAACTGAGGAGCTTGTATCTGTTAAAACACAATAGACTGATTGATTTGATTGTTCATGCATAAATTCAAATAAATAAAAAGGATTCGTCAAAGTTGCCAGCTCAGTTGCTGTCACTATCAGAGTGCTTGTTGCGTTTTTTTGTATTCTTAACATTTCTCTTTTTTATTAATTTAGGCACTTTGGTCTCAAAAATATAATTGATACCTAATGCCTCAAAAAGTTTTTCTTGTCCCTCCTCCACTAATATCATTCTCTCTAAAATTCTGCTCCATACCTTAGAGCCAATATATTTCTTTTTTATCTTCATTCTCAAATTTACAAAAAAAAAGGGAGGACATAGAGAGCCTCCCTTAATATTATTCTCTCCAGAATATAAATATTATACTGATGGAGATTGTTGAGTCAATAATGATGTGATGACTGATGCTTGAACATCAGGCACGCACTCATTCTCCATGCCATATAGAGAAATCATATGTCCAAGTCGGTCAGATTTCAATACTCCAGATGTATATTCAGAGCCATCATTCACTTGGAGCCCCTCTCCAAATCCAAGAGCAACATAAGTTCCATTTGCTTTTTCTACTAAGCAAACAACCTCATTTTGAGCTAATAAATGAATCTCACTTCTTAACTCTTTTGTGTCTGATGCTAAAATCATATTTAATGTATGCTCATACCACAAAGTCCCATTTTCTTTGTTGACTTTGATTGGTGCAGTATAGCTTGATAAATTTGACTTTAATTTATATTGAAAGACCTCTCCAGAGACTGTCATTGCTGTTATCTCATTAGATGTCAAAGTTGAGGCAGTCATATTTCCTAATGGAAACAATATCACTGATTTTATTCCTCCTTTGCCGTTGGTACAAGTTCTGTCATTGTACCCTGTTGTCATATTACACGCCACTGTGTTAGGTTTTAAATGTTTAACAATAAGAGGAGGAAATTAATCCTCCTCAATTAATTTATCTATTATGATGGAGATGATGTTCCATGCCATACACCAATCTGATTCAAGAAAGGTACTTGCACACCAGCTCTGAATTGAGAACGGATATAAATCACGTCATCATCTTGAGAATACCATAAATCAAATGACTCAAAGTCAGATGTCAAGTCAGTTCCAAAAACAAACTCTGACGCTCTACCTGTGTAAATATCATCTTTTGTATTTAATCCATTTACTTTGACAATTTTCATGTCAGTTCCAGGCAATATCACTTCATTCATTGTAGCAATAGCACTCGGAGAGTAATGGAAGAAATTTGAATCAACTAAGTTCTTCATCAATTTGTTGAAATTCTCACGTCCTGTGAAACAGATTAAATCACTTGCCTCAGCAACATTTGATGGAGTATTTGTGAAACACTCATAAAAAACGTCATATGCGTTAGCGTTTGTAATTGTTGCTGTTGATGATGTGTTTAAGTTTACACATCCAGCTCCTGTTGTTAAGAATTGAGAATATCCATTCATAAGAGCTAAGTTTCCAGAGCCTGTGGATTTATTTCCTCTCCAGATTAACTTGTCAAGCTCATGTGCGTGCAACTGTAATAAATAAGATGTAAGTTGCTCCTCAAAAGGTAGGTCTTTGTTTTCCTCATTTGCTCCACTTCTTAGAGCTAACTGAGTCCAAAATCCAGCAAGGTCTTTGTTGCAGAATTTTTTCATATATCCAAGAGACTCAACAGCAATTGCTCTGTCAGTAAAAACAGTGTTCCCTGATGGAGTTAATGCACAAGAGCCACTTGCTTGATAAGTGATTGTATCATCCATCAATTTAAGTTCCTCAGTTTTTTTCACACCCTCTTGGATTGTGATGTATCCTAAGGTCTTTGCCTCAGATACTGAACGTACTATCAAGTCAGGAGATTGCTCATCAACATAAGCTGTTAATCCTGAAACATCATAGTCAAAATTTGTCTTAATGTATTTTTTTAACGACATTTTTTTTAATTTAAAATTTAACAATTAATTATTTACTCATTCGGTTTTTAAGCCAGATTTGTCTTGATGTCAAATCTCTGGCATCTTTTACTCTTGCAAATTTCTCAGACTCAACTGAATCAACAGATGGCTTATTCTTAAAAGACTCATAGTCCTCCTTTAATGATGTAAGCTCATTCTTTAGCTCTGTGTTTGTTTCTGTAATAGCTGTGAACATTTCACTGATTTTCTCAGTCAATGTGTTTAGCTTTCCATTTACAATGTTTTCAACATCATCAGCCGACAATGTGACAGAGACATTCTCATCTGTTGTCTCCTCAATATTTTCCTCAACAGTTTCCTCAACAGTTTCCTCAGAGCTCATCTCTTCAGATGATGCCTCCTCAGATGACTCCTCCTCTGGAGTTTCTGCTGGAGTCTCCTCAGCTACTTCTGAAATAACTTCTGTGACAATCCCCTCAGCATCTGTGATGATTGAGATTCCCTCATAATCTCCTGTCAATTGATGTGTTCCCTCTGGAGCTGGGATTCTCTCATCTCCTGAAACTACAAAACAAGCAACTCCAACCTCAAGGTCTCCATCCCATTCAATTACAGTTCCATCTGATAAAACAGCTTGAGCAAATTTCTCAAACTTATTTGAAAATGATGTTTTAATTTCTTTTAATAAATCCATCACTTTATTAACGTTATTAGTCATGATAATTATGTTTTTATATACTATGTTTGTATGTTCTAAAAATCAAGTATTTTCAAATATTTTTAATATTTTATAAAATGTCTTTAAATACTGTTTTAATGCGATTTAAGAGACTTTCATGTTTCTGTGGTATGCTACCCTCTAAAAATGGAGATGTGAAAAAATCCTTATTTTATAAGGGATTCAGAGCCTCATTTTTTTTCTCTCTCAATCTGTTTTAATTTAGATTCTGCCCATCTTTTTCCAGCTTTTCCTCCCCATAAAAGGTATGAAATATATCCACATGAATCTTTATCTCCAGAGTCATAATATGTCTCAGCTCTGGATAAATATGAGAACATTCTTTTTATTGTTTTGAGACTGATATTGCGTTTATTTGCCAATTGTTGAGCTCTTAATTTTCCCTCCCTCTGTGCACATTTATTGTTATTTTTTTTATTTAATTCAATGCCTCTTTTTGCATTATTAACAACAGCCTGTGGATAATCATTATAAAATCTTATATATTCATTTATAAATTCAAGCTCCTCAGCAATCTTGCCAAAAATTGTAATTTCTGAATATTCATTATGATTTTTGCAAGGCATATACCAAGTTTTGCCCTCAAATATATGCTCGTGATAATCTTCACATCCTACATCTTTTGCAACTTGCAAAGCTTTTTCTTTTGTGCTATATGCATTTCTGTCGTCTATAATTGCAAGATTCTCATCAATTACAACAGACTTAAATTTATTTTTTGACATTTTAATCTCTTTAAGATTGAACACTCCCTCAATTGAAAATCCTGAAAACTCTCCAGCTTTTGCTCTTTTATAAATCTCTTTGTCTGTCACTTTATATGATACAATCCAACTCCCATCATTTTCATCTTTGAATCTCTCTGGAGCTGTGAATCCTTTCTCCTCATCTATCTGATAAGAATGAATCATATAAATGCCCTTGACAACTTCATGAGGATTGTGCTCAAGATTAACATTGTTGAAATTGTTTCTCCTTGCATAATCAAAAATAATATCTTTAATTGACTGCTTTGAAAATACAACATAATACTCCTCCCCTGATTCATCTCTCCGAAATATTGGAGTCTCTGAGCTGATTGCTACTCCTGTGATGACTTGCTCCTCATCATTAAATTCAAATCTCTGTTTTTTTGCAAACATTTGAAATGATTTTTCATGTGCTGGATGAGAGACTAAACTGTTGAATGATACTGATGTTTCTGCATCTTGCAAATCAATATTAATCTCATATATTGGTAAATCTTTAATCATATATATTATGTATCTTTGTTCTAAATTAATGAAATTTGTTTATCCATATATAAGCTCAGCATTTGATTTTGACATCAAGCAGTCCATAAGATATGCATCCCTCTTTTTTAAAGATGCTGAATTTTACACAATAGGAGATAAAATTCCAGAGGCTAAAAATATACCATGTCAAAAGTTTAATAATATAAGAGGATGCGATGTGACAAATAAAATCCTGACATTTGCAAAAAAAATAGGAGGAGATTTTATCTATATGAATGATGATTTTTATGTGAATGATAAATACAATTTTAATCATCCAATTTGTAAGGGATATCTTAATGTCAATCCAATACATCCCCCACATTATCAAACAGCCTCAAAAAATACAATTGAATTTTTAAAATACAACAATTACAAAACACTAAATTTTGAAACTCACTCCCCTATTGTCATAAATAGTGATAAATTAATTAAACTTTTTGACTCTATAAATTGGAAAGAGGACAATCATTTTATAAAATCCTTATATCTTAATGTTTATCCTCCTGATGATTTTATTTCTGGGGATAATGTTAAAATAAAAGAGCCTAATTTTTTAAAAGCTCAAGAGTTTCTATATAAATATGGATGCTTGTCCACAGGAGATGGATTCATGACAACAGATGGAGCTTTATTTATCAAAAAACTGTCTTAATCTCTTGCATTGCAACTTTGTCCTGAGTATTTGTGATATCAGACTCCACAACAAAGACCTGAGAGGGTGCTGGAGTGCCTGAATCTTGTCCTCCAAGTATATCCCCCAGATTTGTCTGTTGTGCGTTTGTGTTGGCTGTGAATGAAGATGCTCCAGCTCCAGCCGTTCCACCTCCTCCTCCTCCAGATGCACTTGCTAATGTTGGAGCTGTCCCTCCTTGATATTTTTGAGCCAATACTGTTGCAATCTGTGTCGCACCCAAAACACCAGAGGCAATACCAAAAGGTAAACCAAGAGGCATCCCTCCATTGTTTGCAATAGATTTCAATACTGCAAGACTTGTCTCAATTGCTATCTGTGAAACTTTGAGAGCTTTCTCTCTTTGAAACTGTGCTTTTTTAATTTTTTCAGATTCGTTAAATTGTTTTAATTCAATTTGATGTTTTTGTTTTGCAAATTTCTCCTCAAGTGCTTTCTTTTGTTCATCAGTCAGAGATTGATTTGACAACTCTTGCTGTTGTTTCTTTGTTAATATATCAAGCTCAGCCTGTGAGTCCTCCTCAATCTTTGCAAGTTTATTCTCTCCTATTACATTTGCAAGCTCATTCAATGCATTAAGCTGGTCAAGTCCCATCTGTGCCTGTTCCAGCATTCTTGTCACATTCTCAACAGAATCCTCAAAGATTTTGCCGTTCTGCTCCTTAATAAAATCAGCTTTGTCTTTTGCAATTTGTTTCTCTTTATCAGCAAGCTCTTTGGCAAGTTTCTCTCTTGTTGCATTATATTCCCCCTCTAATAAAACACCCTCTTTATTTCCCTCCTCAAGGATTTTAAGTTGCTCATCAATACTGTTTTTTAAATCAATTCTTTGTTTTTCAAAATCATCCATCACAACAGCTCTGGTCTTGTCAAAAAGCTCTTGTTTTTCTTTCTCTCTCCTTGCTCTCTCTTTAATTTCTTTCTCTCCAAATATTATCTCATTCTGTAATAAATCAGCATGTAGTTGCTTTTGTTTAAATTCCATCAAGGCTTTTTCCTCATCTGTCATATTTTCAAGTCCACTCTCTCTCAACTCTTTGACCTTTCTTAAATATGTTGATTCTCTTAATCTCCCCTTTTTAAATCTTTCATCTAATTTCTTAATATCGTCTTTGATGGCATTGTCAACAATCAACTGTTTTTCTTTTTCAAATTTTTTCTTGAGTTCAATTGCTTTGATTTCTTTTTCAAGCTCAATCTGTTTGAGTTCATCATGCTCAAGATTTGTATTCTTTAACATTTCAAAACGTATCTTTTCAATGTCTTGCTCTGCTTTTAATTCTCTTTGCAAGTTTGATTTTAATAATAAAAGCCTTTCATTTAAAAATTTATCTCTGGCTTTTTTATGTCTGTCTCTCCTTTTTTTCTCATCATCCTCAAGTTTTTTCCTCCTTGCAAGCTCTCTGTTTGTGTTGTATTCATCAATACTGTCCTGATATGCTTGAGCTTTCTCTCTGTGTTTTGCAAGAGCATCATCTGCAACTTTTTGCTCATCATTTGTAAGATGAACAATCTTTGTTCTATCTTTTAATCTTTTCGCCTCCTCATTAAGATTGTGCATATTTGCATTATGAGTAGTTTGATGTGCTTTGTGAATCCTTTCCTGAGCCTCCTCCTCTGTTTTTGCTGTTAATGCAATGTTTCTGAGTTCTATTTGTAACTCTCTCTCATTTTCTTTGATTAATTTATCTTGAAACTCTGCTGATTGTTGAGCAACATCTTTCATGTTTTGGAGAGATTCAGCAAGTTGGTCTGTATCATCAGCAAGCTCCTCTGTTTCATCTTGAGCACTCATTAACTTCTCAATCAACATCCCTATTCCAACAACAAGAGCTCCCACTCCTGTTGCTAAAATTGCACCCTTTAATATTTTCATTGAGTTGGCTGTAAATATAGAGGCTCTCCCCAGAGTTTTCTTAGATGCTGTCAATACATTTGTTGAAACTGTGTCCTGAGTATTTGCTGAGACAACTCCCTTTGTTGTTTTTGCCTCTGTTCCTTTAACCCAGTTCAATAATTTTGTCACAATAATTCTGGCTCTAATTCCAAGCAAACTGTCCTTGTTCAAAGCGTTTGCCACAGCATTGATGGAGTTTGTCACTCCCATGACAGCCTGTAATTTTACCATCACTTTCATCAAGTCCTCATTTTCAGAGCCAACAAGAGCCGTCATTGATGCAACTCCTTGAAAAATTGATGCTCCTGTGCTTATTGCTTGCATGGATGTCTCCAGATGAACATAATCAGAGGATAATAATTTTACTCTGTTATCAAGGTCTGTCAATGTATCTCTCAATTGAGATGCCTGTTGGATTGCTTGCTTTCCCACTGGAGACGTTGCTCCAGCTTGTAATGCCAAGCCTTGATAATCTTTTATCATCTTGGTCTGTTGCTGGAATGTCAATGTCCCTGATTTTAACAGAGCATTCATCTCCTGTAACTTCTTGGCAAAATGGTCTGTTCCTTTTGTGTCTTTTGCTGTTTTTTGTGTTTTGTTTAAGGATTTATCAACATCCTTGACAGCCTTGTCAAATTTTTTAACATCATTAACAGAGTTTCCTGTGTTAACTTTCAGATTAAATATTGCCTCTTTTTCTGCCATTGTTATTTTTTAAGGGACATCACTTGAGTATGCCGTTCCATTTAATAAAGTTCCATCATTTCCTCCACTTCCAGAGTCTGTTGCTGTTGTGCCACTCCCCTCTTCAAATCGCCACCATCCGACTGGGTTTAAACTTGAAACGTCGTTAGGCGTTCCACTATTGTATAGTGTTTCTATATCAGTAGCAGTTAATTCAGAGTTATATACAGATACTTCATCAACATTTCCATTTATTGACCTACCAATTGTAAAATCAGCAGTATTATTCCATGCACCTGCATTCATGCTATTATATCCTGTGCTTGCTTGTTCAGAGCCATTAACATATATTTTTAATCCAGCATTAGTACGACTACCATCATAAGTACTTACAACATGATACCATTCAGTAGTACTTGTGAATATGGTATTTGTAATACGTTGGATTCTATTAAATGTTTGGTTTTGTCTTCTAACAAATATTCTGATAGTATTATCTCCTAAAAATGCCAATTGATAACCAGTTTTATTTCCAGTTGTCATCATTTTTTCAATAATAACATCACTATTGTTAATTACGTTTCTTTTAACCCAAATAGATAATGTAAATGAACTCTGATGATTAAAATCTAATTCAGATACATTACCAACATTAATTTTATCATCAACTCCATCATAAGACGTGCTATAAGTATTTAAAAATCCAGCTCCTCCTGAATATCTGAGGGAGTTTGTCATCATTAAATTGTTGCTTATACCGTACATATTTAATCTATTTCAATTGGCTCACTCCACTCATCTGATGCCATTAACTCAAGAGCCTCCTCATGAGTATATTGACCAATAGGAATGACAGTCCCATCCTCTATAAATGATGGCTCTGAATCCCATTTAATTATAAACTGAGTCAAGTCAAGACTTTTCCTGATTGTGCTTGATGATGTTTCTCCTATCTGTGAAAAATCAATCTTGTTTAAATCATCAATGCTGATTGTCGCATAAGTTAAATTATTTTTTTTCATTTTTAAAATTTTATGTTGGAACATCTGAGGAGAAAGATGTTTGATTCACAATTGTTGCGTCTGCACTCCCTATGCTGTCCGATATTGTAGTCCCTGAGCCCTCCTCAAATCGCCACCAATTATCAGGAGGAGTTGAGAATGTTGATAAATCTGTCGGAGCTCCTGAGTTATATAAAGCAGTTGCATCGCTACTTGTTAATGTAGTTCCTGACCATATAGCAAGCTCATCCATTTTTCCGTTGTATGGATTATATCCTCCATTCCCCTCCTCTCCAATATAGAGCCTATCAGTTGCATTGTAGAAATTAGCAAGTGTTCCCATTGCACTTGTTGTAGTTCTATCCACTCCATTAATATATACTTTTCCCTCATTTCCAGCACTTAAAGCTAAATCAACAGTGACAAGTATATGATTCCAACTTCCATAAGTTATTTGACTTATATCTCCTTTGACATATTGAGAATTGAAAGTTTGAACATATAATTGCACGCTGTTATCTTCAAAAAGTATTAAGCCAAATTGCCCTTGATTTGCTGTTCCACTTCTGGGATTGTGGAATAAATACTCAAGTTTAGGAGCTCCTGAATCTGGTTTTATCCATATAGAAAAACTTGCTTTTGTTCCACCATTTAATCCACTAAAAATTGCATCCGTCTTTATATAGTCATCTGTTCCATCCATTTCCACAGATTTTGTATTACTGAAAGGAGTTGCAGAGGATGACCTTGCCAAAATTCCATGCGTTGCTATTATCATGCTGTTTGTATTTGCATACATATTAAAAAATTAAAGCCACTGAGCCAGATGTTAATTGAACGCCACTGAATTGCTGTGCGTCAACAGGTCTGATGATTGCTCCTGATTTTACTGCTGTTGCTGGAGTGCTGATATATGATGCCTTTGCATCAACTCCTCCAATTTTTATGGAGCTGAATACTGTGTCCTCAAGAACAACAATTGCCTCAATGATTTTTGTTACTTCTGTCGCATCGTTGACTATATAAGTCCCCTCCTGTGCAACAAGTATACTGTCTGATTTTGCCATTTTTATTTTTATTTAATTATTATTTTTTTAAGTTGCTGATAAAAGTCCTGATAAATACCACTCATCTGTTGCAATTTTTATCAATGTTGCCATTCCATATTGATTCTCAATGTATGATTTACTTCCAGCACTTCTCACTGTCACTCCTCCAACACCAACAATCCGAGTCTTGCCAGCTCCATATTGTGCAATCAATATCTGAGTCCCCACTGCAAAAGCAATGGATGAGTTGAGAGGCACTGAGATTGTGTTTGCTGAGCCATTATTACTCTCAACAAGTTTCCCAGCATCACTCAGAGCCAGAGTATATGATACGCCTGTCTGTCTGTTTGCTGTGATTGTGCTTGCTCTCATTCCTGTCCCTGTGATTTTTCTTGAAACAAAGCCACCAGCTCCATCATCAACAGAAACCTCAAAAAGGTCTGTGTCTGCAAAAGTTTGAGCTGATGTTGTAGATAATGCCGAAATTTTAACTCCCATTTATTTTTATTTAATTATCAATTAATCTCAAAGTCCCATCCTCAGTCACTCTGAATAAATCATCCTCTGTGTTTCTTGCATTTACATCATCATAAGGATTATAAGGAGGATTCACAATTGTTGTTTGTATTCCCTCCCCTTGTATTATGCGTATTAGTTCCACCATTGTGCTGACTCCTTTCCCTGAATCATAGTCACTAACTTTCTGCAAACGATATACAACACCATCAATGTTGATTAAGTTCTTTAAATCGAGTTTATTGATGTCCTCAGACGTTAATCTCAAGTAACATGAGATAAGTTTTCCATATCTTGAAATGATTTCCTTTATAAATTTCTCATGATATGCATATAAATTGTTTGTTGTGTATGCACTTGTTTGCCAAAATACATAATCAGGGAGTCCAAAATTAAAGTCAAATGATGGAGAGTCTAAATCATCCAGATGTCCAACATAAGGATAAGAGCTCCTCAAGGTCATTGCTCCTGTTTCACTCCTGTGATTCCATGCTCCTGTATGTAGTTTTCCAAGTTGGACAAGAAATGGCTTTCCTTTTTTCTTTACAATTTCAGAGTTGCCATCCTCTTTAAATTTAATCTGGAAATTTCTGGGCACAATTAAATCTGTGTATGTTGTGGAATTTAATGGAATCCTAACAAGTATTTTTTGAGAAAATGGCAACTTCATCACATTGTCCTTGACAGCATATTGATTCTGAGAGTCAACAATAAACTCTCCATATTGCTTATCTATGTCCTCAGTATATCTCTCATTCCAATAATCTTTATCATCTGTAAATTTAAAGACATAATTTTTCGCACTCATGTTGATTGTCGGTGTGACTTTTATCTCTTTGCTTTTATCTAATTTATACGTCCAATCAATTGCATCTCCAGAAGCATTATAAAAATCTGACAATGGCTCAATCTCCATGATTGTGTTGTCATCAACTTTAGGCTTAACATATAAATTAAACGCTGTGATAATACCTTTGAAAAATGTTGCACAATCCATGTCAGGCAAGAATGAGCCGATGTTCAAAGTTGCTCCAGCAAACAGAGTTTGTGTTTCTCTCAAGATGTCAAGAGTAACTCCAGAGCTTTCTATTTGTGTTTGAACTTTTGTGAGACCATTCAATCCTCCTCCTCCAACATTTACATCTGTCAAATTATATTGCAATTTCACAGTGACCTCATCTGTGATGGATAAATTTATAATCCTGTTATAATCAAAAGTAAATGAGATTGATGTGTTTGCTGATAGTCCATCAATGCTCCCATTATAGACTTGGTCATTGACAATCTCATTGTTGTTCTTATATACTAAAATTCTGAGCTCATAATTTCCATAAGTCAAATATCCACTTGTCACATTCGGAGCTGTAAATGTGAAATCAATATCATGGTCTCCTTTGTAATTTATTTTAAATAGTCCATCACTCCCAGCAATAAACTTGAGAGGAGAGGCTGTCTGAATCTGGGAGGATAAATCTTGCACAATTGTGGAATCATAATCATCTCCCATGCTGACATTCGGTAAAAATGCAATCCCTGAGAATGCATGCTCCTGAGATGTCACATCAATAATCTTGCCTCCTGTATTATTTACCTCAGCAGTTTTTGAGCTGTCCTGATTTGATTGAGCTGTTGTGATTGTTGGCAAATCTCCCCCAGCATAAGCCATCAATAACTTTTTAAATCTTTGACTCTCTAAAAAATTAGAGCTCCATGTGATGCCAGCATAATCAAAAGACTTTTTTAAAATCTCATAGCAAAACAATTGAGGAGGCAAATGCTCAACTCCAAAGCAAGTCGGAGATGACCTATCAAAGCCATAGTCAATCATTCCATAATAATATCCTGTGCCTGTCCAATTTGGGGAGCTGTATGTTGTGGCTGGAGAGCCATTCTGTTGAATAATTCCACTCCATGAGTTTTGTTGATTTGTCAATGTCAGTGTATGATTATACTCAGACCAATCCAATTCATTAATCTTAATTTTTGACAGCTTTGAAATATAGTCAATTGTATCACTGACAAGAGTGATGTCAAATGTCCAGACTCCATCATTTAATTTGCACTCCATCAATTGAGCTATCCCATTAAACTCAAGTAAACCATTGTAATAATACCGAGCCTGTGCTTTGATAGTTGTGTCAAAACTCATGTCTGTTATCACATCGCCCTCTGTCTCTGTCAAAGAAAACACAGACCTCATCAATTTATAATTGTCTTTTGTTGAGGGCAAAGTGATTGTTTTTGATTTGTTTCCTTTCCTTGCTGATACATCCTTAATGTCTGACATATTAAATGTCAAAGGGAATGGCACTCTCTCATCAAGGTCAACCTTAAAATCATTGATATACAGTTCTCCTTTCATCTATACAAATTGAGATTGATAAGAATATGTTCTCTTTATTTCAACAGCCTCCTGAATGAGTCCATCTTTTTTGCGTTGCTTTAAAATATAGTTGGCATTGTTTACAATGACAGGCTCATATCCAGAGGCTTGCTCTAAGTAAACAAGAGGAGACTCATACAATGACCTGACCAGCCACTGTTGAACAGATTCATGAATCCAATCAGAATTTAAAATCATTGAGTCTGTGGATGTTTTATTGAATCCTGTCATCTCTCCCTGATACAATGGATATGTGTATGATGTCCCACTCCAGAGACCTTTTTCCTTTTGATATTCATGTCCCACAACATCAGTGCTCTCTGTTGATACTAAGGAGAAAGTAAATGAATCCCAGACTCCAAACTTATTCAACCAATGCAATCGCCTTGTTGTGTATCTCTTGCATTCTGTATCAATGGTAATTTTAAATGATTCACTGATTCCAGAATATGAGCCAGAGCCCTCTGACCTTGCAGTAACAAGATAATAAGCACATGAATTAAAGTTCCCTGATGTGATTGATGTCTGTGATATTAATGTGTCAGGAGATACATCCAAGAAAATCAATCCCTGTGCTGGAGCACTTGCAACATGAGAGGTATTTGATACAATCAAGCCACCTGATGAATTGTATAATGAATAGGACACCCTGATTGGATTTAAAACTGGAGCTGTGCCATCAGCAAATAATAATCCAAGAAATATCCTCTCAGTCAATCCACAAAAATAAGCTCTGTCTCTTGGTACATTTGTCAAGAATTTAAATGTCTTATCCACAGCCGTTGTGATTACATAATCAGTAAAATCATAAGATATCCAATCATCATGTCTCAGTGAGCCGTTGTATGTGTAAACTATTGAGCTTGTTGCATTCGCTTGCAATGTTGGAGTTGCTCCATATTTCTCATGCACTTTTATATAACAGCTCTCTGTGGCATCTCCATAAACTTTGGACAATGTGCCATCTGGATTTAAATCACTTGCCAGAGTTGGCTTGATTATCTCTGAGACATTTATCTTTGATAAGGTATTGAATTGTCTAAATACCTGATGAGTGCTATGTAATACAGCACCAAGATAAACCTCAACAATAAAAGAAAAATTTGCTTGTCCTGTTTGGTCTGAGCTGAATGTAAAGACAACAGGATTTCCAGCCGTTGTGTATAAGCTCGGAGTTTGATGAATAGTTACTGCCATTGTTTAGTGTTTTTTTCAAATGTTAATGTAAAATTTATGCCTGTGACCTCAGCCAAATCCTTGCTTATTTTATCAAGTACGTCATCAGTCAAAACATTGTCTGTTATTCTTTTGCCCTTGATACCTTTCTTTTTATTATTCATTGCCACAGCATAAGCATTGTTTAATGATAAGCCTTTCCATTCTTGGATTGCTCTTGCATGCTTAGATGTTACGTATGGGAGTTTAAATGAATATTGACTCCCCATGTTAGAGTTCAATCCATTGACTCCCTCATCTACAAATTTATAATAAAAATCAGCCTTAACCTCAAAGCTCAATTTTCCATTTGGCAAATAGACAACACTCGAGGCAAGTCCTCCAGTATTGGATGCATTTTGCTCAATGTATTCTCTTAAATCTTTTGTAACTTTCTCTCCAACTTCTTT